GGATCTATACCGGCTCCTGATCAAACTGAACGACTCGCGTCACTGGGCGAACGACACAGAGAGCGCGGAAGTGTTGTTGCCCGCCGTGGTCCGCTCCCTCGGGACGCGAGGCGATGTCGAGGCACGGCGGATGCGGTCGTTCCGGTTGGCCGACGTGGCTGTCCGCGTGATCGCAGCGGATGCGCTAGACTCAGCGAAGCTGCCCGAGTTGGCTAGCCAGCTACGCGCGCTCGTGCCGATCACGGACGTGGCAACGGCCCTGGCTGCTCGCGACAAGTGTTGGGACGTGAGCACCGCCGACACCGACACCGACACCACCGCCGCCGACACCGCCGCCGACACCGCCGCCGACACCGCCGCCGCCATCGTCAACACCGCCGCAGCCGCCACCGTCGACGCCGCCGCAGCCGGGCACGGCGCCGGCGGCGCCGCCGGCGCAGCCACTTTAGCCGGCGCCGTGCCCGACGCCGCCGCAGCCGGGCACGGCGGCGGCGGCGGCGCCGCCGCCGCAGCCACTTTAGCCGGCGCCGTGCCCGGCGGCGTCGTCGCCGTCGCCGCAGCCGCCTCCGCCGCCAGGCACGGCGCGTGGCGATCGTACGTCGACGCGATACTCGTCGCGGCCGGGCTCGCTGGCGAGAAGGGAGCTTGGGCGTGAGGGACTGGTGCGACGATCCGAGCCGCGAGAGGCGCGATGGCGCACGCGCCGCTGAGCATGGGTACGTATCGCACGATGAACGCGAAAAGCTCCGCGACTATGAGGACGAATGCGCGCGGCACTTCCGGGAGGGGTATCGCACTGAAGAGCGTCGCCAGCAGTATCGCGAGGAAGAGCGCGCAGAGGAAGCTCGCCTTGAGCGTGCAGCATTCGAGCGCCGCGAGATAGCTCGCGGCGAGGCGGACGCGTACGAAGGCCGCAGGCAGGAAGAACAGGAAGAGGAGCAAGCCGGGCCGGATGCCGCGATGTGCGACGAATGCGGTCGCAAGACGCGGCACCAGCTCACTGGCGAATGTACGGCGTGTGGCTCGATACTGGATCCGAAGGGGACGCCATGATCGACACGAGCCGCTGGCTGCTGGTCGAGACGTGGCTCTCTCTGGGGCTGCGGATCGAGTGGTCACATGCGTGGGACGACGACAAGGATAAGGACGAGACGAGGGAGAAACGTGATCACAATACGTGCAGAGGTGGCGCGTTGGCGAGGCACGGCCGCGAACGAGATGATCACCGACGCTCGTCGTGAGGTGTTCGAAGAGTGCGCTGAGATCGCGGAGGCAGACGAGCCGCGTTCGCTGGCTGATTCCTCGACTCGGATGGCCCCGCGCCGTATCGCTGCCGCTATCCGCGCCAGTGCGCAGAAAGGGACCTTATGAGCGAGCGGTGTCACGTTAAGCAGTGCCCAACGTGTCCGTGGCGAGTAGACTGTGACCCCGAACAGGACATTCCGAACGGCTACAGTGTCGAGTTACATTTAAAGCTGCGCGGCACCATCAACGAAGGGCTCGCATCCTTATTCCCTCGCGGCGGCATGCGTATCATGGCGTGCCATCACTCCAAGCCCGGTGAGGAGTTTGCCTGCGCCGGTTGGCTCTACAATCAGATCGGTGTGGGGAATAACCTTGGCGTGCGGATGGCCGCTGCTCGTGGCGATTTACCTGTGCCCGAGATCGGCGGCGAGCAACACGAGAGATTCGAGGACACGTTACCATGAGTGCCAAGCGGAAGCTTCCTAGTGTTCCACCAACGGTTGAACCAGCCGGGTGCGTCCCTCGTTCATCACTAACGGGTTACGATCCTGGCCCGATTCAACTGGTCCCGACCGCTAACTATCCGCTCACTCACCGAGAGATCGACGTGATCGAGGTAACACACTCGCGCGATATTCAATTCCCCTACGTGCGGGAACTGTGCGCGATGGCGCGACGCGCGATTGGGGATCAGGGTGTGCTCCATATGGCCGTCGTGCGCCTCGGTGGCGAAGTGGAGGGGCGACCGACTGGACGACATAACTTCCTGCAGCGCATCGATGAGCTGAGGGAGCTGGAGAGGCGTTTGGCCAGGCGTGATCCTAGATGAACGAGACTTAGTTAAAGGAGTTTTACAAATGAAGAAAGTTTTACTTTGTGGACTACTGGTCGTGGTGAGTTTTTCGCTCGTCGTTGTATTTACTCGTGGCGAAGCCGACTGCGAGGGGGAGATCGAAACGGACATCGATGGCAGAATTTGTGTCACCGAGACGAGTCCGGACGGCGGAGCGCTCCATATTAAACAAGCCGATCTACCCAGTGTGGGGCCTCACGGGGGACTCGTCGGGGCGGACGGTCAACACGGGTTAGTCCCGGCGGTGTCGGCCCGAAGACTGGACATTGAACACAGAAGCGAGACAACCAGTGAACACTAGGTGGTGCCTTCAGCGCGAGTACGAGAGGAGGAATCACGATGAGTAGCGCGGAGTTAAAGAAACGTACGTGGCGCTACCTGCAGGCGCCGTCGGTTTACGAAATGGCCCCATGCGCGTGCGGGAACGTCGATACGCAATGGTCCGAGTACGAGAAGCACCTGTGGTGCAATCGCTGTGAGATCGACTTTGTCCCCGAGCACGCCGGAATCTTCGATGGCCCGATTCCAGTTAATATCAGTCGTCTACTTGGTATTTCGTTCGATCGCATCGACCTCGCCACGGGTACGATCGAGCCGTTCATGCTGGAGGAGTCGGCCGATGTTTGACACAACCGACGAGCTGTTGCGCGCCGTCGCTGAAGCGGTTCTCGAACGCTGTACGGATTTTACCGACCAAAACTCGTGTGCGTACGTTGTTGGCTTAGAACTCGACGCCATCATTGTTAGGTGCACGTCAGAGCACACTCCAGAGTGGCATGGTGGGGGCGACAGGCTCGCCGCCGCCCGCGCGGAGGGTAGGGCCGAGGGTACTCGCGGCGCGTACGAGAACGCTGCCATGATCGCGGAGGAGAACCCACGCGGCTACGGTGAGTTCATCGCTGTTCTGATCCGCCGTGCCCGAGCGCAAATTAAGGCGTCGTGCTGACCGTCAATAAAGCAAAGTGCCGGAAGTGCCAGCAGGTGCTTGAGTCGAAGCATTTGACTGAGGTGCTTAAATGTAAGTGCGGAGCACTCGGGGTTTCTGGTGGTATCGGGAAGGCCGGGCACATTCACCGCATAGGCAACAGCGAAGATTGCGAGGAAATGAGTGAATACGAACGCAAAACCAAACCACTCCAATGGCCGTGGTAAGCAAAAGCCCAGACCAGTTCGAGTCAGCACCGGGCTCAAGAAGGAATGGCTTGAGGCGAGCAAGGAGTACCGGCGACTGGAGAATGGTACCTGGATACCGGCCGGGTTTATGCTGGTGGTCGTAGACCGCGAGTCGCGCGAGGACTACCCGGTCTATGCCGAGAAACAGCGTGATGTCAAGAGACTACAAATCGAGCTTGAGGGGAAACAGCAGACGGTCAGGGGCGTGGTCGAATGCCTAGATCAGTAAAGAGACGCGAGGACGGATCAGTCGTTATAAGGCTCAACGGGAGAATGGTGGTCTTCGAGAAATTGTGCTTGGATGAGGCAAAAAAAGCAGATGCTACAGGGAGGGGCCGGGCAGTAATCAACCCCGCCCTAAAGGACGGGGTTTCCGCCCCGGAGAATCGATGATTCGTTATGTCAACGGGGATGCGACCTACCCAGTGGGCACTGGGTCCCGTGTAATAATACATGTAGTAAACGATTCGGGGGGTTGGGGGCGTGGCTTTGTTAGGGCCGTGACAATGCGCTGGCTGCACGTCGAGAAGGCTTACCGGGAATGGGCCAAGGCAACGAATCCGGACGTCCCGTTCGAACTAGGCAGTGTCCAGTACGTGGCGGTCGGGCAGGATCTGTGGGTCGCTAACATGGTAGGACAGCACAACGTAGTCTGGGACGACGGGGTGCCACCTGTGCGCTACGGGGCCATTCGGACGGCCCTGGCTGACGTTGCAGCCTTCGTGCGCCCACTCGCAGCGACGGTCCATGCGCCCAGGTTCGGTGCTAGTCTTGCCGGTGGCTCATGGCGCGAAATCGAAAAGCTAATCCTGGAAGAACTGGCCGATACCGACGTTACTATCTACGACATGCCTGGCGGGAAGTACAATCCTTAAAGCCAGAGCGGCCGGAGGGACGAATGAATCTACTTCAGCAAGTATTTTTAGCGGCATATATGGGCCACTTAGGAGTAAACGCCGGGCAGGACCGGCACCTGTTGTCCTATCCGTACACCCGCCGAGAAGCTCGCGACTACGCCGACTGGGTACTTCTGGACGTTACGTTAATTAACCGCCTACGAGAACTAGGAGACCCCGAGCCGCCACTTTAATATTACGCCGCCCACGAGCCGCGCCTGACGGTGCGGCTCTTTTTTTTGCTCAATGTCAAGCATAAATATGGAGTTAAGATTTCGACTCCGAATTGCTTCTTCTTTCGTCCGACTGGCACAATGAGAATTGTGTTTTATTCTAGGAGACAGAAGGAGAAGTAGAAATGCCAGTAGTTCGTTTGTTCGTAACTAATTTATCGTATGAGGCGGAAGAGGGGGAGTTAAGAGAGCTGTTCAGGCAAATCGGCAAGCCTACGATCATCAACATCATGCATGACCGTAAGACAGGCAACCCGCGTGGATTTGCTTTCGTAACGCTCGATACGCTGAGTGCTCCAGAGGACTGCTGGCGTGCCGTCATCCAGGGCGAGATGATCAGGGGTCGCCCGATTCATGTCGATTTCGCAATTCCCAAGGGGAAGCCAATTCAGGGGAATGATGTCGGCCGGACCTAATGGCGCGCAAGTCCGACATAGATAAATCCGTATCTGACAAGCTCGACGAACACTTACTGGAAGCCCTCGATGAGCTGAAGAAGATCGTCACGGACGCACGTCACCCGGAGCACAAGCGTCACTATTTCGAGGCGCTGCGCTTGATCATGAGGCATTGTGCGCCTGTCCGTAAGGAAATGGGTCCACCTGACCCTGGGCTAACTCTCCAGATCGGAGCGCTCTTTCCAGGTACCCAGTCCGAGCCTCGTTGTGAAATTGACGTAACTCCGTCAAGCATAGAAGAATCAGAAGAACCGGATGTCGATCCAGAACTACCTTAAGCTTAGGCCAGAACTAAAGAAATACGAAAACGACCCGGTCGGATTTGCGAAGGCGGTATTTAACTGCCCGATTGACCCATGGCAGGAAGAGTTTCTTTGGAACATCCAGAACCACCAAAAGGTGGCGTGTGCTGGCGCGACCGGAACGGGCAAGGGGTACGCGTCGGCACTGGCAATCTGGTGGTTCATCTCGACGAAAGAGGAGGGAGGTAAGTTTCCGAAGTTAATGTGCACCGCGCCTGACGAGAACACATTGAAGCGAGGGGTCTGGGCGCAACTTTCCGAGTTGGCGCGACAAGCTCCGTTGATTCAGCTATTGTTCACTATTACGGCACAGAAAATTTACCTAAAGGGTGCCGAGCGTGAGTGTTTCTGTATTCTTAAAACTACATCGGCAAGATATTCCGCATCCGGCGATGCCCAGGCCGAAGGTTTGGCCGGTATGCATGCCCCCTGGACCCTTACGCTTCTTGACGAAGTAAGTGGCGTGGCAAGACCCAACGTGGAGGCCATTTTAGGTAGCTCCGTGGGGCCACAGCGCAAGGTCGTTATGACGTTCAATCCGTTGCGCGACGACGGGTATGTGTATCAGATATACACGGACAGGCGATACGGCGACGCCTGGAAGAAGATGAACGTATCATTCTATGATGTCAAAAGGCTATGTAGCGACCCGACACTAAGGGCCGAGAGGGAAAGTTGGGTAAAGACGTACGGGATGAACTCGGCATATGTCCAGGCTCGCGTGTACGGGAAGTTCCCGACCGCAGCTACTACGAATCGAGTCTTTACTATCGACGAACTAAAGAAAGCTCGCGCACGTAACGACTCACTCGAAGACGACGACACCCAGTCAGTACAGATAGGAGTTGACGTAAGTCGCTACGGATCTGACGAGACAATTTACTACGTTCGGCGTGGACTAAAGTCACTGGAGATGGTCTGCGAATCGCAGACGTCGGCGCCGCACGTCGAAGGCCGTACAATTGAGTTAGCCACGAAGTGGTGCCCGGAAGGTAAGGACCCAAAGCAGCATACGTTGCTCGTCATCGACGAGACTGGACTCGGCGGTGGCCCGGTTGATCACCTACTTGAAGAGGGTTGGCTCGTGGCTGGCGTGAATAATGGTTCGTCCCCGACGATGCCCGAAGAGTACCGAATCATGATCGACGAACTATGGCTGGAGGACGGCAAGGACGCCGTCCGTGACTGTGGGCTGGTTGACGACGACATATTAGTTAATCAACTACAGGGGCGTACTTATACGTTCACTGGCAAGATGAAGCAACGGCGCATCTCGACTAAGGACGAAATGAAAGCGAAAAAGCTGGATTCGCCTGACCGCGCCGATGCGTTTATTCTGGCGTTCGCAGACCCCGGGAAGCTGAGCTTGCGCTCGATTGACTTGAAGTCAAGCATATATTTCCTTTGACGAATTTCATGTTCTTTACATTAATTTGTTATGATGAGACACTTTGAGGACACTTTTCCAAGGGACCTAAATGTTCGAAAGAATCAAGAGCGCTATATTTGAATCGCCAGCATCGCGCGAGATTGAACTGTCTGACACTTCGGTACAGGTACGTGGTGGTGCGCTCGCGGGTATTGCGGCCTCACGCGATCGTTTTCTTCGTGGCTTTGACTTAACGTCGAACGGTAGTGGCGCAGTACGACTGGCGAATCCGTATCCGCAGCACGTCTCCGTGTTCCGTTGCGTGAATCTTATCGCGACGGCAGTCTCGACCATTCCATATAAGCTCCGTAACGGCGAGAAGGACGTTCTATCCGGTCCAGTGTTCAGCAAGGTAGCACAACCGAACGAACTAATGAACTGGTCCGACCTATTGCTCAGGTTCATAACTGATTTACTTGTAGACGGAAACGCGTTCCTGCTCTGGGACGGCGAAGACCTATACCCGCTACCTCCGTCACTAATGTCTCCAGTAATGGAAAAGGGTAGTTACGTTAATATACACCACTGGGAGAAGTCGAACGGCAGTGGCCAAAAGCCGGACAGTATCGATCCAGCTAGCGTTATTCATATGGGGTACGCCCCTAGTATGAATAATTACATTATGGGTATTGGTCCACTTGTTTCCGCCAAGATCGTAGTTGATGCCGACTATGCGTCTATGTGGAATAACCTTACAACACTGAATGGTGGCGGTCTGCCGGCCGGGATTCTGAAGTTCGTCGGCAAGGGGATGTTGACCGAGACGATGCGTAACGACATTCGCGAGACGTGGCGGCGTACGTTCGGTGGCCCCAATGCGGGCTCTCGACTGGCCGTTATTAATCAGGACTGGTCATGGATGCCGACGGGTGCGACGAACGCCGAGCTTGAATCAACAAAACACCGAGACTGGAATCTCTCGGACATTTGCCGAGCGTTCAACGTACCTAAGCTTTATTTATTCGAACAAGAACGCGGAGCGGTCGGTGACGCCACGATCAAGGTTCACCAGAAGATGTTCTATTACAATTGCATTATTCCGATTACGCGTAGACTTGAGGCTAAGCTGAACAAACAGCTCATGCCACTGCTTGGCGGACGCAACATCGTCGGAAGGTTCGATTTTGAGGAAGTCGAGGCGCTACGCGGCGACTTCAGTGAAAAGGTCAAGACTGCACAGATCCTCGTAAAGATGGGTTTTTCTCCCAATTCAGTGAACAAGAACCTGGGCCTTGGACAGGAAGATATGCCCTGGGGTGACGACTTTCTTGCTCCGATCAATCTCGTCCCCGCACAGGACATTGTTGACCACGAAGTTGTTCTACCTAGCGGTAGTGACGGAAAGATTGGCGGCATCGGCAGTGATCAAATAGACAATGCGAAAGACACGGCACCCCCGACGAAGGCTTCCGCGACGCACTGGGAGACCCTCTCCACGCCGGTCGAAAACCTGATTGACGAAGCAAGCGGCAGGAGTCGGCGGGCGCTCTCTAAGGACCGAACCCGTATCCTGAGTGGGGACAGTGACGGCTTTGATGGCCCGGCTCTTATTGAGAAGTTGATGCCGTATATCGTTAAGTCGTTCGTGCACGGGTATAAGACTGTCGATTTGAACCAAGACGAGGCGCTAAGGCTAGGTGCCGTATACGGTAATTCTCGATATGAAGAGATTGCCGCATTTACAATTGCCCTTTCTGGGTTGCTGAGGATTGATCTGACGGAGACCGACAAGGACCGTGTTTTGCGCAACTTGCTCAATCGGATCATTAGGAAAATTAATGACCTATGTACGGCTGAAATTTATTCTGCCTACAACCATGCGCGGTATGCCGCGATACGTGCGACGAACTATAGTGAGGCGATTTGGGTAGCTGCACCGGAAGCTCGTTGTGATGACAGCAGTAACCACGGTCACGTCAGGATTCTTGGAGAGCAATTCCCAACCGGGCACAGATACCCAGGCGATCGTAAGGCGATCGTAGCGGTTGATTGTGATTGCATTATTTGCCCGAAGCTTAGCTAACCACATACGGAGATTAATATGAAATACAATCACACTACACTAATTCCCGGCGAACAGCCCAATACTAGCGAATTCGCGTGGGTCCCTACTCTTCTCGATAATTCACTACTGGCAAGGGCTGCCATTGATACTGACGAGATTGCTCCAGTTAGGTTCGAAGATCCGAAGGTTGACCAGCGCTGGACGCAGCTTCGGCAGTTCGGACTTGATCTTCCGGGTAAGGACCTGTCGGTAGATCTTGATGCCAACAAGCGTATTCTCCTGCAGCGCGGGATGCACCTCCGTCAGGTGATTCCGGCCCCAGATATGGGCGACGGAGTTGTACAGTTTATCGCCGCGACGGAGGGCATCAAGCGTGACGGTAATATGCTGCTCAATAGTGGCTGGAAGTTCGATAATTTCGCGAAGAACCCCGTATTTCTTTTTCAGCACGACTACTCGCAGCTTCCGATCGGCAAGCACCTCGCCTGGCAGGTAGACAGCGACGGCGGCAAGCCTGTTCTGCGTATCTGGAGCCGCTTCGTTTCTGCCGACATCTACCCGTTCGCCGAGCGTGTTCGTATGATGTACGAGAAGGGCTTTCTTCGTGCCGTAAGTATCGGCTGGATTCCACTTAAGTACTCGGCTGTTAAAAACGAAGAAGATATCCAGACTGGCTGGCTGTTCGAAGAGAACGAGCTACTGGAAGTCAGCGCTGTTTCCGTCCCCGCAGATCCGGATGCCATTATCCAGGGTATTAACCAGCGCATCCTGGAGCCTAGTGATATCGAGCAGATGGCTACGTATGTAGATTCTATCCGTGCGTACCGGAACATCGTCCACGTCGTATCGAACATCGATTCGGCGATCTCGGCCCGTGCGGAGGTTGAGTCTGATCCCGAAGTCAAGTTGGAACTTGTAGCTGACGAGCCGGTGGTCGAAGTTGTTGTCGAGCCAGCAGCCGTAGATGAAGCCGCAGTTGAAACCCCAGTCGAGGCCGTGGTCGAGGCGGCGACTGAGACGGTCGGCGGCGTTGAGGAGGCTTCCAATGAGTCGAATTATCGACTCAACGCCGAAGACTCCGTAGTTCATTCCTTCCCGGAGTGGACTTCGACGCTTACCGGTATGCGCGATCTACTGACTAGTGGGAATCACGCATTCGGTGGTGAGCCGTACAGTGCGGCGCGCGAAGACAGGCACAGGGAACTTGTGGCTACGTATGAAAGTGCCGGACGGAAGGCTCCTACTTTTGATGAAGTAGAAACTGTCTATCAAGTGTCGCGACAGCTCTATAGTCGAGGTCTTGCACATCTAGATAAGTACGAAGCTGCGACTGACGCCGAGCTTATTGAAGGGCTACTCTACGTCGGAGCCTCATATCCAGATGAACTAGCGGACATTCTCGGCCAGGTCCGTGACGCCGTGGACAGGCTGCACGACACGACCCGTGACTTCTCGTTAGCGGTGGAGCGTGTTGGTTCGAAAATTTCGAAGGATACACGCAAGTCTCTAATGGAGTGCGACTACTGCCTTGAACAGGCACGTACGCATCTGAAAAAGTTAATGACAGCGGCCGACAACCTAGACGACTACGGCGAGAATGACCACGCATCGGCAATTATAGGAGTTGACGTAAGTCGCTACGGATCTGACGAGACAATTCACTACGTTCGGCGTGGACTAAAGTCACTGGATATGGTCGGCGAATCGCAGACGTCGGCGCCGCACGTCGAGGGCCGTGTCGTGGGCGACGATTTCATTTTGAATGACAGAATCAAGAAGGTAAGGCGTACATTCACCGGCGAACCTGAGCCCGTAAGTGTGGACGACGTCCTGGCGCGAGTGACTCGAATGAAAGCTTCACTAGCGGAAGAAGTCGTCGCGGACGTGTCCCGGACGAGTCGGTCTGAGTATATTCGTTCCTTGCTACAGAAAATTATCGACTCACAGTCGTAAATTTGCATCTTCTTTTTATTATACAATAGTATAAGTCCTAGACGGTAGTCGGCAACCATTTGCAACGATTACAACGTCGAAGATTAACTTAGTCGAATGTCGGCTAGGTAAGTAGGAATCTTAGTTCATAACAAAATATCTTCGGTCGCCAAGAGCGACGGCGTTGTTGAGACGCGGCAAAGGAGTTGATTACTATGTCTACCAAAGTTTTTGATATCGATCCAAAGGACAATCTGCACCCAATCATGGAGGCGCTTGAAGTTATCGAGCATGCCCAGAAGGAAAGTGCAAAGAAGCAGACCGAAGTCGCCGAGACCTCGATCCGCGAAATCGAGTCCGTCAAGGGTGCCCTGGCAGAGATGAAGCAGACGTGTGAGCGTCTGGATAAGGCTCTTCCGAAGGGTTCGAAGGTTTATCAGGCATCATCGCCTGACAAGACGCGCGGCATGTACAACCTTGGCCGTTGCATTACGGAGGCATGGCGCGTCAAGCAGTACGGCCAGACTTCACGCGATTTCGCCGAACTACAACGTGATCTAAGTTCAGGCGGTGGCCAGAAGGAAACTTCTGGTTCGGCAACCGGTGACTTGCTCGTTCCGACGATCATCTATCCGGACATTGCTCGCCTGATTGGCGAGGCTTCTATTATCCGTCGAGTGGGTACCGTCATTCCGATGAGTTCACTGACGATGAAGCTGCCAACCAAGGGCACTGGTCCTTCGGTGTCGTGGCCCAATGAAGGTATTGCTCCGAGCCAGACGTCAGTCGTCCTGCAGGACAAGACCCTTACGGCCAAGACCATGATGGCCCTGTCTGAGATCACCTCAGAGCTTACGGAAGATTCCGTGGTCGCACTGGAGCCCTTTTTCGCTCGTCTCTTCGCAGAGGCGGTTGCGCAAGAAGAGAACCAGAAGGCATTCTCTTCGACGACTATCTTTACCGGCGTTGGAACTGACGCTGACGTTACCTTGAAGTACTTCGGTAACTCGATCAGCTCGGGCAAGCGTGCCTTCTCGGACATCACTCACCAGGACCTCGTTCGGCTACAGTTCGCTGTAGATTCGAAGGTTGTTCACAAGGGTGCGTTCGTTCTTTCTAGTGCAGCATTCTCGAACATCGTCGGAATGCGCGACACCCAGGAGCGCCCTCTCTATATGACGAGTTGGAATGCCCTGCCTGGAATCGACAATGCCCCGGATCAGGTTCTTCCTACCCCAACACAGATCATGGGTCGCCCGGCGTATCTTACCGATACGATGCCGGGTACGTCCAGTAATGTCCAGCTCTTCGCACTCTACGCAGACTGGAGCAAGTTCGTGTTCGGCGACCGTGCCGAACTGCGAATCGACTGGTCAGACCAGGTGTTCTTCGAGTCTGGCAACCTTGCCCTGCGCGTTCGTGAGCGTATCGGCATGATCACGGCAATTCCCGGTGCATTCGCGAGACTTTCGACTGCCGTCTAACGCCTAGTCGGATTTAACTAAGAGTCGAATTACGACTCACCCCTAGAAATGGGTTGGCTCTGGAAACGGAGTCAGCCCATTTCTTTTACAGCCCAGGAGAAATATATGATTAAACAAGAGGCGCTCGACAAGGCCCCTGCCGCGAAGGCAAAAGAAAAGAAACTCAAGCCCAAGCTGGGTAAGGTGTACGAATACGTAAAGGGGTCGTCATTCCCGGCCCGACACGGGCGGATCAGTAACGTAGTTACTCGGTAAGAAAGAGTTTCACTTTCTGTTTGAATTGGGCTAGACTGGCGTGACGTGAAGTTACACTGGGCTTTGCCCTTTCGATTCATGGGCGGTAACGCCGCCGGTTATACCGGTAGCTCTATCAATCTGCGAAATGCGCTTACGGCCGAAGGTGTCGAGTTTACCGAAAAGGCGCGAGTCGTGTTGCATTACTGCCACCCGGCCGATTGTTTCCCGATCTCGGGGAAAACCAATTTATTATGGTCCATGTACGAAGGTGAACCCTTGCCGCCGATCTTTGCGGCGAAGTTCGCGCGAGTCCATGCCGTGATCGCGCCGTCGCAGTTCGTGTACGACCTGTTCAAGCCGCATGTCGGCAAGAAGCCGTTGGTGGTCAGTCACATTGGCTTTGACGATTCGTTGTATACATACAAGGAGCGTAGCTGGGAGCCAGGTAAGGGGCAATTCGAGTTCCTGTGGGTTGGGGCACCTAATCCGAGAAAAGGTTGGCCGGCAACTTTCTCGTCCTGGGCTCATCTCTTTCAGGATAAGGAATGGGCTCATTTGACCATGAAGACCTCGTCCGAGACTGGCAAAGGGACCTTGCGACATTTTGGTAATGCAACGTTCGATTCGCGCCTGTATACACGTGAGGAAATGCGCGACCTGTATCACCAGGCGAATGCTTTCGTCTTCCCGACGGCAGGTGAAGGATTTGGTCTTTGTGTAGGTTTTTCTACTGAAATTATCACAAGTAACGGCACTGTGGATATTTGCGATATTCGATCAGGGGATACGGTACTTAGTTCAGATGGAAAATATCATAAGGTTAATAAGACCGTATGTAAATACGGTAAAACAATTTCAATAAAAATTACAGGTCAACTACCTGTCGAGGCAACTGAATGTCATCCGTTTTATGCCGTTAAGCGGAGGGCTAAAAGGTTTAACGCTAGTGCTAACCCAAGCTCCGTAAATATTGAGTCACTTGCCGGATGGATCAAAGCAAGCGAATTGAGTAAGGGTGATTTCGTTGCATATCCTAGATATTCCATCAATGAGCCACTTATTAAATCAATTAATATTAAAGATTACCTAGATAACAATAAGCTATATAAGGAATGTGATAGTTTTATTAGGTGCAAATCGTCACCGTCATCTACCGCCTGGTTTGTTGATCAATATGATAAGATTGGTGAAAGTCGCAAAATTCGACGCCCAAAGCGCACGTTGGTTAGTAAAAACATAGAAGTTGATGATGATCTTTTATATCTTTTTGGCTGGTACATAGCGGAGGGTTCGTCTAATGGTGGTGTTGGCATAGCATATACTATGTGCGGCGATGAATTACGTGATGCAAAATATCTATGTTATTTATTGAATAAGAAATTCAATATACTTCCGGCGATCGAAACTGCTGGCGGTAATTGTATTAAGGTTAAATCATATAGTAGAATTGTATCACGTTGTTTTAGTCAATGGTTCGGTAGTGGCGCTAAGGACAAGAAGATTCCAGAATTCCTTATGAATTCTCCACGATCAATGGGTCCCCTACTAAGGGGCCTATTTTTGGGGGACGGCTGTATGACTAAGAATCAAGAATGGTCACTATCTAGTGCATCGCGAACATTAGTCTATCAAGTAAGGCTCGTTCTTTCTGCCGTTGGTATTCATTCATCTATGTCGTATAACGAACCCAGAAATAGTTCTTACTTGCGTATTTATACGTTACGCATAGCTGGTCAATTTATTGATTCCTTTTGTGTATTCACGAAACTTCAAAATCCGCGCGTTTCTAAGCGCACGCCGGCGAATACCGCTATTGTTAGTAATAAATATATCTTTACTGCAATTAGAAAAATAGACAGTAATACAAAAGAGCAGATAGTCTATGATCTTTCGGTAGAGAAGGAGCATTCGTTTGTTGGCAACGGAGTGTTATTACACAACACGGCGGCCGAGGCCCTGGCAACTGGTTGTCCGGTGGTGACTACGCGTTACGGCGGACAAATGGAATTTTTAGACAACGGCGTCGCCTGGACGATTGACTCCGTGTTCGAGAATATCCCGATGACTAACGGGATTGGCTATCTCCGGTCGGCCTGCGCGGACGTGCCGGACCTTGGTCGAAAGATGATCGAGATCATCCAGGACTACCCAAAAGCCCTGGAACGCGCCAAACGTGGCTCGGTACGGATGCACGCCAAATTCACTATGCGTGCCGCAGCGCGTCAACTCCTGAGAAATATACAGCTATTAGGATATGCGTAACCCCGCATAAAACCACACGATTCTCCTCGACCGTTCGAGGAATCCGGGTTACATTACGCAGCGAGCGCAGGCCCCGTCCTTCAGGGCGGGGTAAATGTCAACAGTTGGGACAGTTGTCTAAGTCTTTGAGAACGGCTTTTGTGGAGACGACTTGGAAACCGGAGGTGTGGGTTGAGGCGGAATGGTGACTCGCGTTGGGGGCCGTACATTAAGTCGATTAGGACGTCCGCGAAGCTTACGCAAGAGCAGCTTGCGTACAGGCTGGAGGTGACGTTCTCTTCCGTGAATCGGTGGGAGAACGGGCTCTGTACGCCGAACAGGCGCTCCCAGAAGGATATCCGCGCGCTAGGGAAGGAGTTCTCCGTCGAGGAGGCCGAACGCTGAGCCGTAACTCGACTCCTCGCTGAGTCGTAATACGTAAGTTAGTAGGCAAAGGAAAGGGTGCGGGCGGAAGCTCGCGCCCTTTCTTTTGCTTTGACTTTCCGTCAAGTACTAGTGTAATATAGCCGCTATGGCCAATAGCGACACTGTCGTACTACTCACCACCTGGAATCGCCCGGCGCTACTGGCGCAGGCGTTAAGTCACATAACGCGCGAGGCTGCGCTCGTAGGCGCGCCCGTCGTCGTCGTGGACGACAAATCCGACAACCGTCAGACGCTTGCCATTCTCAGTGAGGCTAGAGCGCGCGGGACGGACGTGGTCACACGCGAGTGGGCGCGTACGGAGTACGACAACCCCCACTACGCAACCGGATTCAACGCCGAGTATGCGTTCCGGTACGCCCTGGACAAGTACGACCCGGAGTTCGTGATCAAGGTGGACGACGACATCGTGCTCGGGGACTTCGCGTTCGCGAAGCTCCGTGATAGCTACGATGCGGCCGTCACGGAGGGCTGCCAGGTCCTGGCTTGCTCGGGCCTGCAGGGGATCTACGAA